TAAGAACTTATTCCTAAGTTCATGAAACTTTTCGTCTTTAATCTCTTCGAAACTAGAGTAATGTTTAAAACAATAATCAATACCTTCATTATCCATTCGGTACCGAACCATTTGCCAGTCTTCTAATTCTTGATATAACTCATTGCTTTCCATACGACAAATATAGAGATTATATTTAACAATGTCAAATAAAAAAACCCACTTTTGGTGGGTTTTTCGTATTTATTTTTTCTTTGATTTTTCATTCTCCTCAACAAATTCTTCAGGTATCTTAGTGTCCTTTAAAAATTTATTATGTGATGCCTTATAAGATTTTTGTGTTTCATCATCAGCATTTTGTGTATATTGCCAATTCCAATATAAGTCTTCATTCACTTTAAAACCATAATAATGGTGAACACCCTTTTGTGTTTCAATTACATTTGCACCATTCCAATTCTGTCCAACACATATATACCCAGACTCAATGTCTTTAATAAGATTTGATTCACCTAACGTAGTATGTCTATTTTGAATCCAAGTTAATCTTTCGATTAGATTTTGGTAGTACATATTTGTTTGTCCCCATCTAACAGATGAAAAGAATACAACTGCGTCAGACTCAAACAATTCCTTACTGATTTTCCAAAGTTCATCAGACGGTTCGTTAATATTGACCCAACATCTGTGATGTCCTGATGGGTTTTTTGTTTTATCTTTAAGTAATGCCTTTAATAATCCACAAGAGTTACCTTCTGATCTGGAAACATTACCTTCACAAGGTAATATTTTTAATTCCGTAACATCAATAAAAGTTGCCTTATCCCCTAATTCTTCCTGTATGTACATTGCCAACAATTTAGATTTAGGTATATCAATATTTTTAGGATCAAACTGATATCTATTAGAACAAGATAGTATTAAAACCTTATCTTTTTCTTTTAAAACCTCAATAGTCTTCTTTAATTTTTTAAAGGTGTCACTCATACCGAATTTTTCCGATTCAGTAATCACACCCATGATAGATTTAATACGACTTATTTCTTCATTTAAGTTACCCATATATTAACTATAAATTATATCACTTAGTTTAGACTTAGATGCCTTTATTATTTCACCCTGACCATTTGGTCTCAATTGACTCATTTGTTTGGCGGTTGACATTGAATATCTATTTTCATTCTCAAACCATTGTCCATCCTTAAATACAAATATTGGGTACCAATTATATGAATATACTACATACGTCTTACCAACGTATTCTGCATGTGTATTACTACCTTTAAACGGTATTTTACTAGAAACTAAATCTCTAGCACTACTATTTGCAGATTTAATTTTTTTAGTGGTATTAACGGTTCTATTCAAATCACCATATTCGATGTCACTTTTAAAATTGTTAAGGAATAGTTGGTACATCTCAAATGCTTCCATACCACTTAAGGTGAAATTACTATTTAAAAATTTTATAACTTTAACGTAATCCGTAGAAGGGACAAAACCTTCTTTTTTAAGGGTGCTGATAATATATCTATCAAACTTATCTTTCTTATTGTCAACAGTTTCCTTTAATATTTTTTTAATTGTATTTTTCATAACTTTTATGCTATATTAACCACCCCATTCATTTTTACAGTAATTTTTTAATCCGTCTGTTCTACCTATTTTAATTACCGCACCTGACTGTTCTTTACTATAAACCTTATTAGATTCCCATTTTTTTACTAAATCATTTTTCTCATCTTTAGTCAATTTAATTTCATCATATAAACTAATAGCATTTACTGGTTCGGCAACCACATTACCTTTCACTCTTTGGACTAATTTTTTTATACCCTGAGCAAAATCTCCACCACCCATATAAAATGGTTTTTCAACCTTAACACACCCTAATCTATTTTTATTATCTTTTAACCAACCACCAGAAACTTTTATTACGGTATCACCATAAACCATAAAATTTTTATCACCTTCATCTTCATTGTCAGTAACATTTTCAGTTTCTTCAGTATCTGTTTCAACATCAGATTTAACTTCAGAGGACTCAAATAACATTAACTTTTTGATTCTGTCTATTTCTTCATTTAAATTTTCCATATATAAAATATCTTACTACATATAAATACTACACAAAAATAAAAAATCCACACTTTCGTATGGATTTAATTAAGTTTATATGAGGTATTTTTTATTTTAATTCTTTATATTTAAGAAAGTTCCTGATCCACCAGCCATAGTAGTCGGTAGCGCACCATTCCAAGCAGATGCCTTAACAAACTCAACGTATAAAGGAGTCAATTCCTTTTGTTTAATCTTCATTGCGAGTGCTGCTGCGTTTGCATTGATGATAGTTTTTGCGGAGTCACCTCTAGCAATTGCCATCTTTTCTTGTGCCTCTGCTTGTGCCACTAATGTTCTTTGTTGTGCGGCTTGTGCCTCTTGTACTGCCTTAGTTTTACCCTCAATAGCCTGTTGTAAAGATGTTGGTGGAATAATATTAGTTCTTAATTGGGACACTAAAAACCACTGCTCCACTCTCTTATTACACTCTGCCACAATTGCAGCTTCAAACTGTTCTCTCTGATTAAAAATGGCATCTACTTCCCATCTGTTTGCCACATCATTAACTGAAGATACAATTGCATTTTTCAACCAACCTTGTTCAATTGCTTTGGTTTCCAATCTTAGATTAACAAACATATCTCCAATAGCATCCTCTCTCAAAGAATAGTTAAAGGATGGTTTAATCGTCGCAGCAAACCCACCTTTTGTGATAACAGTTTGTTCATCGTATTCGATGTGTTGTTGGTATAGGGGGAATTCTTTAACTTGCTCAGTCCAAGAGTTATACATTACCCATCCTGTTTTATACTGATAGTCTGATACACCTCTTTGTCCACCAGTTAGGTTTATCTTTAAACCTTTATAACCTGTATCAACCCTTTCAATAGTGAAAGGTTGTACTAACGCAATGATAATGGATAGTAATAAAATACCTATTGGTTTAAGTAACCATTTGAGTTGAAACTCATTCCATTTACCACCAGTCATTTGATTTTTTGTTTTGTATGCAGTAAACCCTGCAAATAATAATCCTAAAATAAAAATACTAAGTCCAATCATTTTTCTTCTTTTTTGTTTTTAAATAATACATTAATTGTTTCGTCTCCTAAAAATATTAGGGTAATAACCAACAGTGCGAAACCTAAAAGTTGGATAAACCCATTTACCTCTCTACTTACGATGTACTCACCGTATAATGATGTCATTACCATAAACCCAAACCACATCAATAAAATTTTAAAATATTTCATATAAACTTTTTAGTGGTACAAATATAGTATTTTATTTTCATAAAAACAAATAATTAAGCAAAAAAAATCCATATAGAATTCTATATGGATTAAAAATATTATTTTTTATTTTTTTAAGATGCCTTATACTTGTCTATGACTGACCATACGAAACCAACCGCAGTCATCAATCCACCAGTAACTTCAGTAACAATCGCCTCATCGAAATAACCCAACATAATTACTGCACCACCCACAGATGTCAATATGTGTCTGATAAGTCCTAAAATTTGTTCTTTACTCATAATATAAAGTTTTTATAGTTTGTTATTATAATATAAATATAACATACTATTGTTTTTCGCTATAAAATTTACAACTATCAACCCAAACAGGATCAAAATCTAATGGCCAATTAGCCCAACCATTACTAATACCGTTTGGGTTAAGTTCTACTAAATCCTTTTCATCCGCAGTTAATCTAACTTGATGTGTAGATAGTAACAACTCCAACATAGACGAATTTTCAGTGTTGGTTTGGGATATCACTTTACAAGAAGAATGTGCACTACCAATTACACCACCTCTGAATTTACAATTATAACAATCCATATATATTTAAAGATCATCAACACACCATATAGGTGTTTTATCACCCACATAACTACCCCTAACATTAAAGTCAAAAAATTCTACCGCCTCTTCTTCGTTCATATCTCTACATAGTATTTGTATACACTTACTGACTGAGTAAATTAACCTCATTTCATTAGTTTCAATACCTATGATTGCCTCATCGAAACCATCCGCCTTAAGAATATCTTCTTCAGGAAACCATTCTAAAATTTTATCTAACATATTTTACTTTGTTTTATTAGACTTTAACTCTGTTACATTACTCTTACCATATGCATCACATTCAGTTTTTTTTGTAGACGCGCAAGAACACAATAAAAGTATCCCTACAATGATTAACATTTTATTC